GTGGACCTGAACCTGGACCGCCGTCCTCTATTTCCTCAAGGTCCTCTGGTTCAAGCATTTCCATTTTGTCGATTTCAAGTTCCTTGAATGCGCCATCCATCTTTGTTGGAATCTGTGCACCACTTGGTTTGAAACCATTGCCAGCTGAACCCATCACTGAGTCAGCATCCTGTTGAGTGAGGTTGAACGCTTTCATCAGCATTGAAATTCCTGATTCGCGTGGCAAGTTTCCTGTTGCCACCGCCTGGACAATCTCAACCATTGATGAAACCTGCGCACCATTGAGTGCAGTCTTTTGAATATCCTCAGCACCAGGTGTCACAGAGTTTTGTGCCTCTGGTGTCACTGGTTCCTGAACTCGCAATGACTTGTCAATTTCAAGTTCTGAACCGTATTTTTCACCACCGAAACGAGACAATGCAACCTCATCAGAATCCACCACACCATTTGTCAAATAGATGTTGTCAGATTCAGCATTCAATTTCCTGATTTCAGCGGTTTCTTTTTCAGTCATCTGCCAAAGTGGATTGAAAACAATGTCCAAATTTGATGTGTCAATTTTCAACTCACGTCCAAACATTTGGAAAATAGGAATCAACTTTGGTTTCAAGTATGCCTCTTGCTGGCTTGCAACGTAGTCATACCAATTTGCCTGTTCATGTCTGCCTGAACCACCTAGACCAGTTGGACTTTCACCTAATAGAATTGTGCGTGGGATATTCGTTCCACCAACAAGACGGTTTTCAACCTTGTCCAAGATGTCTTTCACACCTGTGACTGTTCCCATCTTATAGTCGAATTCCTCACCATCGGCATCAATTAACACTGAACGTGCAATTGAACGAGTGAGGTTCACAATTTCCATGCGCTTGATGATTGCATCATCATCATCTGCACCAATCTTGTCTGCCAAATCTTTGATTTTGAAAACAGCAATCCTGAAATCCTGGACCACACTTGCAGCTGCATCATGACTCAATTGATAGTTTCTGATTGAGTTGATCAGAGCATTCAAAACAGAGTCAGACCAATAGTTGTTTTGTGACATGAATCTTTTTGACAATTTTGAACCATCAAATCGAATCACCCTTGAATTGTGAATCTTTTGAAATGCAACCGTTTCATCTGATGAGTGCCGTGGCTGGTATGTGTAGAACTTTGGTGTGAAATATGATGGTGAAAGAATGTTGAAATCCATGTCCTCATATGTTGCATAGAGTTCCCACATTGAAAGTGGTGTCAATCCCTTAAGGAATGCAGTTTCACTGAGTGGTTTTTCCATGTTGGCCATGTCATCAGTGATCAAAAGCGCACCTGCACCACCATATTGACGCGCCATTTTCCAAGTGGTTGCAAGTTTCTGAGTGGAATTGATGTCATTGAACTTTTTCATCAATGCATCTGCCTGTTCTTTTTCAACACCAGTCAAATTGAAACCCTCTCTGAAAGCCTCATCAACCAATGAATCAACAATCTTTCGAGCAATGTCATCAGCTGAATAGTAGTTGTCAGCGTCAACCTCTGGCAGACGTTCCCAAAGAACCTCAGCACTCAGACGTTTGTCCATGCCTTTGACACCAAGTCCAGTCAGGACGTTGGCCCAGCCGTCTGCGCGTTTTGCAACCTTGATGTTTTTCTACATCCTCAAAATTTTGTCTAAGCTGTTCCTCTTATCTCTGAACCTTTGCAGAGCTTGAGTCAACATATCCACTATGTCATCATGCTTTGAACCAGGGAAAGAAACAAGTTCATTGATCACATCATGAACCCATGGCGCAATTGATGGGTCTGGCAATAGCAAATTCCCTGCCTCAAACTCTGGACTGACTGAAATCAACCGAGCTTGTTTCGATTGGTCTGGATGCACTGGCACAATTCCAGTGATTTCCTTTTGCAATGATGCAATCACAGCCTCGCCATTAGCCTTGGCCTCAATCAATTTCAGATGCGCCTTTGGCCATTTTGCAGATAGACTACGCACAGCGGTGAGGGTTTGGATGAAATCGCCTTTGAATCTTACCATGTCCAACAGATATTTTTCTGCCCCAATCCTGCCAACAATCCCACCCACGACGTAGTCCGAACTCTCACCACCCTTGAATGTCATATCCCATGATTGAATGATTTCATCAAATTTCGGTGGTGCTTGTCGATAGAACTTTGAAAGCCATGCGCGTTTGATGATGGTTCCACCTGCAACAACTGGTTCCTGTTGAAACAGTGCATTCCAAACACGCGCACCCTCGTTTTGTGAGGTCACTGTTTTCATGACTTGAACTTGTTCAGGTGAATATTTTCGTGGCCACAAAACCTCACCAATTTTTCGTGGGTCATCTGGTCCAGGTTCTTTTTCCAAGATCATTGGAAAACTGACAATTTCCCAATCAAGTGATGGCAATCCATTTTTGAGTGCATCCTTGTCCATGTCCAACAAACGTCCTGCAAGATCGTCCTCATGCCACCTGGTCATGATCACGCACATGGAACAATTTCCCTCACGTCTGGTGAACAGTGTTGAGGTGAACCAGTCCCAAACTTTTTTTCGATAGGTTTCTGAATCTGCCTCCGCTTGGTTTTTGATTGGGTCATCTATGATGATGAAATCGCCACCCATGCCAGTGATTCCACCACCGACACCAGCACTGCGATATGTTCCACCATGACCAACAACCTCGAACACATCATTGTTCCTCAGCCAGTTTCCTTGCGCTGCAGTCCTGACATTTTCACCTGATAGCTGAGTATCTGGAAAAATTTCCTGATATTCTTTTGAATCAATGATGCGCTGAACATCACGGTTCATCATGGATGCAAGGTCAGCTGAATATGATGTTGCGATGATTTTGGCTTTTGGATTCAGACCAAGAACGAATGCAGGCAACCTGCGTGATGCCAACTCAGATTTTCCATGTCGTGGTGGCATGAACAACATCAGGTTTTTGATTTCCTTGTTGGCAAACTTTTGCAGTTTTTCTGCAACCACCTCATGATGCCAGTTGAACTGATAGTCTTTTTTGGTCCACTTGGTGAAAGCAATGAAGTTGCCACGCCTTGCCTGTGACAGAATTTCCTGCCATGCTTTGTCGCGCATTTGCAGCGCAGATTTATTTTCATTCAAGGTTGTTCCATTCCACAATTTTCAAGGTCACACTCGCCACCACACATCCTGCACCACATTCCAAGTGCAGATTCTTTTTGAGGAACCTTTGAAAGTTTACAGTCCACACAATCACCATCTTTGGTTTCAGTTGCCTTGCGACAATAGTTGCAGAATGTTTTCATGACTATTTCAACAATCACTGTTCACCCCATTGACTGGCCATTGCATCGGCAATCCCTTGATAGGTCATTGATCTAAGTTTCCAACGGTCCTCGCTTGGTGGCATCATATGGACTTTTGGTTCACGTCCTGAAACAATATTTGTTGGCTTAAGTAGAGGCAAATTTTTCAGCCATAGACAGGTTGCTTTTGTTTCACCATGACCAAACTGCCACGGATGAATGATTTGGTCTGGTTTTCTGATATTTGATGAGATGATTGAAACAGGGTTTTCAAGTGCAATTTTTGGAATAGGTGCATTCAAAAGTTTTCTGACAAATTCCAAAGCCTCAGCTTGTTCTTTTTGTTTCAAATGAAACCATCTTGCGCCACTCACTGCCAAATGTGTGCATGGTGGATGCGCAATCATCAAGTCCCATCCTTTATCTAATATCTCAAGAACATCACATTGAATGTGATTTCCAGGCTTATCTGTTGGCAACAGGTCACATGACCACGCATCATGTCCACGCAATTTGAAAGCATCACGAACAGTTCCACTGAACTCACAAGCAACAAGCACCCTCATCATTTCCCCTTTGTTTTCGATATTGCATTCAACGTCTCAGCCAAATCCTGCAACTCAGCTGCAAGTTTTGCTGGTTCAACTGGTGTCACATCAATTGGTTTTTCCCGATCATCATCCAATGTCAACTGTGCTTTTGGTCCCCATTTGTTGGGGAATCTGCGTTCAAGACGCCACATTGCTGACCTGACATCTGGTTTGATTTCCTCGCGTGCAATGACTGGCTTGCCACGTTTATCAAGCATGACTGTTCCATCAGGGTTCATCTTGTATTCACGTTCTGCACCCATTGCTGCACGTTCTATGATGGACAAATCTCTTGCCTCAGCCTCAGCAATCGCAATTGCCACTTTCCTGAATAACTCAGAGTATATTGACGCAGGCTGTTCTTTTGCTATCCTAGACCATTTACTCAAAGTTGAGTTGTCAATTCCTGCAGCGCGACAAGCTGTGTCCATATTGCAACCAATGGTCACATATTTGCAGATGGTGTCGATCATTTCGAGGTTGATTTTTTCTGGTGCGCCACCCTTGTTTTCTGATTCAGTGTTCCCTGGCAGTGGATTCCCATAGATAGTTCTTGGAACTGGTGGTTTTTCACCTGTTTGCTTTCGCTTTGAACCGAGTGCTTTCATTCTTTGACCCTCGCAATGATGATTTCACGCGGTGCCTCAACTGAAATGAACACTGTTTTTCCTTTGATTTTTTTGATTCTGACTTTGATTAGACCGTTGTGAATGTCTAGGTGTTCACTTGGATTGATTGAGATGCACAGGAATCCATTCTTTTTGTCTTTGCTTTGCTGCATTCCAATTCCTTTGAATTGCCAGGTGTTTGACCTGATTCAAATAGAATTGAATGATTCATGGCATTTTGTCAAACATAGTCCGAGCGCAACCTGATGAGTTCAGAACCCATCCTCAAAGCCATCGCAAATTTTGGATGTGATTCACTTGGACGTTCGTGCAGTTTTTGTGCATTTTTTGCGACTCCAAAAGTGTCTGCATTGATGACACCATATTTTTTGAACTCTTGGTTTTCTTTTGCTTTCAAGTATTCAACAACTTTTTCCACTAGATCATTTGGAACAGCAAAATAAAATTGTGTTGGATGCCATGCGCGTTCATGATTTGAACCGTATTGTGTCCCAGTATAGTAGTGGTGCTTGTAT